ATCAAAAACTTGAACCTCGGCTGTATTTGGATATAAATATGCTTTGACAGTAATCATTTATTTGCTCGTCTTTAACATATTTATCGGAAACCGTGGAAGATCACTACAAGCAACTCTTAAGTCAGTACCCGTTCATAAGCTATATTACCTATGGCGGCAACGATTATATTGGAATCATACAAAACTTTGACGAAGTTATAACTACACTTTATGACTTTGGCACACTTAAGGATGACGAACTCAAGCGAGTGTTCCTTAGCCTAGGGGAAACGTGGTGGTGGGAAAGTAATAGACTTATGCCTATTAACGTTTTTCTAAAACAAGATTGGGGAATGTTTAAGGCTTGTCTACGTACTATGAACAGCAAAGACGTAGAAATAAAAATGGGACCTTACGTTAGTCTAAAAGAAATGGCTAGTAAACGTAGTAAGCGTAAGAGTATAACTTTAGTTCGCAAAGTTAGCTAAATTCCCAACTAATTTTTTCACAAAACAAATTCAAATTTACAGCTACTAAATTTGCGTAAGCAATAGCGTGGCTTTTCTTAAAGTAATAGCTGTCATCTGTGGGTTTATCCCAAACAGTTTCTGCTACTTCCCGCCACGTCTTTCCAATTAAATGCCTTTTAGCAGGACGAATAACGCTTAAGAACATAGCCATGCGCGGAATAGAGTTTACAGGCTCAGGCATTTTCATTAGTGTATCATAATGATTACCGATGTGTATCATTTGTTCGCATACTGTACGCTCTAACAATAAATCCCATAAGGGTTCGTGCTCAATCAATTCTTGTAAATGAGCTTCGTTCTTTATCTGAGTATATAACGAAACATTCAAAAAGTCTAGTTTAGCATAACCGCGGTCTTCGGCCGACTCATAATCAATACTAGCCATTCCCGTGAAAGGATCTTGAGGAATGTCTGTTGGGTACACGCCTGTGTTATGCTGTATTAGCTTTCCATCACGCAGTATGCTTGCAGGTGTAACATTAAGCAACTTTAATGCCTGTGTGCGATCACCAAAGTCAATGTCAATGTCCGACTTAAACTTCATAGATTTGCTTTCTGTAGTATATCCTTGACCCACTCTGTATCTGCTAAGTAATCTTTAAATTTACGTTGCCAATGATCTGGGTCTATCCACGGAAGAACTATTTCTATTTGTTCCTCGTGCAAACTGCTAAGAAAATCAACCCCACTAGAGCAGTTGTATAAAATCCAAGGGCTAACACGACCGGTGCTAATGTGATGGCAAATGCGATTGCTGTTGCCGTAGCGAAAGTAATCGCTAAAACCATTTTTGAGTTCTGGGTGATCATCTGCATAATCTTGCATTTCCTTTAATGCTCGCTCAAGAGCGTCTTGTGTTGCTTCACGACGTAAGTATTCGTGTAAATATGTTACATAAAATTCATCTTTACACCAATGGTCAATCTTTTTATTATTCTTTAATAGCCACTCTAGGAAAGCTGTAGGATTAACCCCACGGATTCCTACCATATGCCTACCCCATTTAACAAATGCATTGTAATACGGGCTCTTAACAAAATCCTCGTAACTCTTTAACTTAGCAGAACCTTGTGTAATTTCGTAGAAACGCAGATATGCTTTGAGGCCTAGCTGTACACCAACTTCTTTTTCTTGTTGCCAACGGCGTTTTTGTTCGCAAAGGTGAACGGCCAGGGTCGATTCCTTGCTGAATTCTTTTTCACAATAACGACATTTATAACTCAATTGATATATTCCAAAAGTTTACGAACTAATATTATAACATCCTCGCCATAATGATGTCTAGCATTAACGGGCAATTCTCGATCCCGGTCCATGCACACGCTACCCATTTGTTCTAAATAACTATTACCTACAAATGTAAATGGCACAAACCCTTGTCCTAAATTTTCATGTAAATGAATATCGCAAGTATTAAATATTAAAAATTTAATCTTGTGTTCTCGCAAATAAGCGGCAAGTAATTTTAAATCTAAATATAATTGGTCTATGTAATGTTGATTGATATCAAACTTATATCTAGATCGAACATAATCATCAACTAACTTATGCTCTACTGTAGAACTAAAGTCACTAGAACTAGCAAATTGTGCTTGCATACCCTGACTGTTATAACTAACCCACGGATCTGCTCGTTTAACTAATGGACTTTCTTGTCGATCATAAAAAGTTAAACCCAGTACCGCTAAGTCAACTGGGTTTTGTTCTATGTAATCAATTGTAGTGCGAACAATGCGACGATTAGAACTACCGGGCTTGGCTATGTTTACTGTTTTAGCACCAAGTAGTTGATCAAAGTGTTGTCTGTAGTAATAGCTATCCATAAAGCTACAGCCATTTAACAATACATTCATAAACCTTTTTTAATATCCTTATCTTCCCACCCTAGGCCACGAGCATATTCTTTAAGTTCATCGCCGTTGTTAAGCTCTGCCATTAATTTAAGATCTTCGTCTTTAAAGTGCGGGTGTAGTTCGCGTAAGAACTTAACACTCTTGCTGTCTGTTTGGCGTTTAGGCAAACCTAGCCACGGATGATATTGATTCCCCATGCCCGGACTTACTGTAGTTGCTAATAACCAATGTAGTTTTTCGTGATCTTTAGCACTAACATCAAAAAAGTTTTTGTTTAACTTTTCATTTGTGCTCATTACGTAATATGACTGTAAATCCGGGGATCCTTGTACGCTAGCACCCCAACGAATCATCATGTATCCACTAAACTCTTTAAGTTCAGCATCATTTAAATTGTCATAAAAGTCTCTACGCTTGTTATCTAATGCAGACATTTCACGTTTAATATCTAGTGCCGGCGGCTTCTTTGCTTTTGCTGTCATACTGGGTGCCAATCTGGGGGTAATGTTTTAGGGTCTTTGCTTAATTCGTACAACATTATAGCACGATCAATAGCTTCTTGTAAAGCAGGAGTACGTTCTGCGGTTTCAAACATATCCATCCATTTATTGCGTTGGCGTTCACGTTCTATTTCTGCTTCTAATGTAGGATCTATACTGTGTAATACTCGTTCGGTTGAGCCAGATTTGCGCTTATATACTGTGCGCCCACCATCAGGACTTTCGTAGACATCATACGTGGCTATCTCCGAAGCCTTATAGATTGTCATTACCAGACCTTGCCGTAATTAACCACTTCGCTTTGGCGACTGATATCCTTGATAAAATAAGCACACATAGGATTCTCACCTTCTGTTAGTGGTACTGCTAATAATTGTCCTGGCTTGAGTTTAGGAAAATACCACTTAACATCTTGATAAATGTCAACAATCTCTACAGGTTGAAACTCGGGTCTAAATGAACTTAGTGGATTAAATGTAAATACACTGAAGCCGCGATCATTAATGCTTGTTAATGGAACAACTTCTAAGTCGCCAAAGTCAGGTTCACCGATTAATAGTTGCCAATCTACTGGCATGCGGATAGTTTGTTCGCCAATACGTAGAACTAGTGCAGGACTATTGAATGATTCTAAGAAAATTAGTGGGATATAAAAGTAATCTGGTTCTTTAGGGTCGCTATTATCTAGTACACAAAATCTGACTTCGTCTATTTCGTCGGGAATTTGGTCCATTGGATAAGCTGTGTTATCTAAGGTTAATATTCTCATTGTTATTATTGATTAAAGTCTCCGCTTCCGGCGTCACGATATACCTCCCGGTATTTCGATCAGTAAATCCTTCAATTACATCTTTATGTAAAGGAAGTTCTTCTACTGCTACTTCTTCTTTTACTACATATTCTACATTATAGTTAAATGTACTAGCAAAGTAAACCTTTGGTTTACCGATTTGTTTAGCAATAGTATTCACAAATTTATGATGTACGTGTCCGTAATCACCATCTTCGTAGTGTGTTAGTATTAAATCATACTTACTAGCGGCATTAAGTATATCTTTGGCGGCTATTTCTGGGTCAAAACCCAATTCTTCATTTTTAACATACTGCCAATCGTCCCGCATACCTAAAAACGTAGTATCAATACCACGCTTGTTCCAGTATGACCTAACTTCCTTTGCACGTTCGTCAAAGAATGAATAGGTTAAGTAAACTATATTCCAATTAAACTCCGGGTGTGCCTCAATAAAGGGCCACGCAAAGATAACGCAATCGTCTGGGTGTGCTACAAGTGCAACTGCTCGCATATTTTTTTGTAATACACTTCAGCCAGGTATTCCTGACTACGTGGGCTACCGTGGTATCCAGGATCGTCTTTACCTTCAAAAGGCCACTCGTTGGTAGCATAAGCTGGTGTTTCTTCGTAGGCAAGGGTTAGGTATCGGTCCTCTACTATGCTAGGTATAGCTTCTCGTACTGTGCCGCTGTCCCAAAGGTTATTTGCTACAAGTAGAAAAGGTATTTTAGCAAAGTATAGTTGTAGTATTCCGTCTCGGATAATCCATTCGTCTTGTTGACGTTTCCAATTGGAGTCATACATATGATTAATGTAGCCTTTAACTGCGGATTGTGTATTCTTATCTATCTTACTAGAGCGATACAGATGATCATAGTTTTCTGCTAAACTAAAAATGGTTTCACATATCATACGATATGGATTATTTCCATAGTTTACATTGTTAATGCCTGCAGACTTATCATATCCATTAAGCATTTCTCGTTGTAAGTGTTGTTGTAAACTAGGATTCCATCCACGTTCTGTGTTTTGCGTCCAATCATACGGGGCGGCACTAGCAGGAATTTCCATACGGTCGTGAAATGTAGGAGCAATAATAGCAAAGT